CTTAAAAAGAGGGCTGCATAATGGGCGAGCCAATGTACACCGACGACGAACTGTTCCAAGACTTGATGCACGACCCGGTGGACTCACCACGCCACTACCAGTTGCGAATCGGCGGCGTGGACGCGGAAATGATCGACGTGATCCGTTCGATCCTCGGGCAGCGTGGCGCGCTGGCTTACTGTCACGGCTCGGCGCTCAAGTACCTGGGCCGCGCGGGCAAGAAAGACGGCGCACCGACGGCGCAAGACCTTCGCAAAGCCGCGTGGTTTTGTACATTTGCGGCGCACATCGCAGAAGATTTAGAGGAGGATGATAAGTGAACGCTGTTCTTCAATCATCAATTGTTTTTAATGATCCTGTTAGCAATGCGGAGCAGGCTTTTGTTGGCCTAGAGTCAATGGATATTGCACAAAAAATTGATGCAATAAACCGTATAAAAATGGCATTGCAAAAGCACTCACCATTTGCCGATGAGCCTGTGGATTGCGTGCAATGGGTTCCGGCAGAATTGGTTACCGCTAACGACTACAATCCGAACACGGTTGCTCCGCCAGAAATGAAATTGCTTGAGCACTCAATTACGGAAGATGGCTACACACAGCCGATAGTCTCGTGGCATCGTGATGGTCAATACGAGGTTGTTGACGGGTTCCACCGGCATCGAGTTGGCAAGGAAAGCAAGACGGTAAACAAGCGCGTGCATGGATACCTTCCGCTTGTTGTTATCAATGCAGAACGTCAAGACAAAACAGATCGAATTGCGTCAACTATTCGCCACAATCGCGCGCGCGGCAAGCATCGTGTAGAGGCTATGTCTGAAATTGTTGTTGAACTTAAGCGCAGGAATTGGACTGACGAAAAGATTGCGCGCGAACTCGGCATGGATGCGGACGAAGTGTTAAGGCTGTGCCAAATAACTGGCATTGCAGAGGCATTTAAGGATGAGCAGTTCTCCCAGGCATGGGAGGCAGATAAAACAGATGAATCTGCTGTTGGCGCTGAAATCATTTCAGATGTAATTTCTGACTTTCAGCCGAATGATAAGGGCAGGGTTTTCCACACTTGGGAAAAATGGGAATGCTTCCGCGCTGGGTTCTATGCGGAGCGCCCAGTAAACATGACCCATGAAGAAGGCGAAGAAAAGTATGGCGACTTTCTTGCAGATTTGTCGGCATTTGAATCTGCTCTCCATGGCGTTACGACCCAATGGAAGTTTTCATGCGAGCATTATTTAACAAATGACCGCATGAATCGTATTGCTTGGCTCGGGCAGGCTTCCGTGGCGTATGCTCTTGGAATACCGTCATGCTGTCGAGGCGGATATCACCGCCTGGATGAAACACAAAAAGCAGCGGCAGATGATATGGCTCTTAAATACTTGAACTTGTGGCTTGCTGCAAACGGCCACGAAGCAGTAACTCACGAGCAGGCTGGCGGAAGAACCGAGGCGGAGTTGTACTAATGGCAACCATTAAAAAGCCAATAGGCATTGATACCTTGCAGGCCGCGCGTGATCGGGTGCGCTACGTGTTCGATCATTTTGAGGCAGTGTATATATCCTTTAGTGCTGGCAAGGATTCCAGCGTAATGATGCACCTAGTGATGGAAGAAGCCATGCGTCGGAAGCGCAAGGTTGGCGTGCTGCTGATTGATCTTGAAGCGCAGTATGAATTGACAATTCGCCATGCAGAGCAGATGTTTGATATGTACTCTGAACATATTGAACTTTACTGGGTTTGCCTGCCGCTTAAATTGCGAAATGCGGTTAGCAACTTTGAGCCAGTATGGTGCGCGTGGGATCCAGAGCGCAAGGCGGACTGGGTGCGAGAACTTCCGAATAGGTCAGGAGTAATTTCTGACCCAGCCTATTTTGACTTCTTCGAGCCTAGGATGGAGTTTGAAGAATTCATCGAACTGTTTGCAGTGTGGTATAGCAAAGGAAGGTCAACTGCTGCATTTATTGGGATTCGCGCGGACGAAAGCCTAAACAGATTTAGAACTGTCGCAATTTGGGATAAGCAAACTCATTTTGGCAAGCGATGGACAACACAGGTTGTTGATGGCGTGTTTAATGTGTATCCAATTTATGATTGGAACGTAAAAGACATTTGGCGGTATCACGCAAAATATCCAGCCAAGCCACACAATGAAGTCTATGATCGTATGCATCTTGCTGGGCTGTCATTGTCTCAGATGCGGCTTTGCCAGCCATACGGAGATGATCAGCGCAGAGGGCTTTGGCTGTACCACCTAATCGAGCCTAAGACTTGGAGCCGAGTTGTTGCGCGAGTCAATGGTGTAAATAGCGGCGCTTTGTACATTGAAGAGCACGGGAACGTGAACGGATACAGTCGAATTACGCTACCACCTGGGCACACATGGAAAAGTTTTTGTAACCTTTTGTTATCCACAATGCCCGAAATCACTCGGAATCACTATGCAGATCGATTTAATAGTTGGCTTGTTGGGTGGCACAAGCGTGGGTATAGAAATGGGATTCCAGATGAAGCGCCGCGTGAGTTAGAAAAAAAATACTGGGCACCATCATGGCGCAGAATGTGCAAAGTCTTGTTACGCAATGACTGGTGGTGCAAAGGTCTTGGAATGACTCAGCCTAAAAGCGAAGCGTACTCAAAATACTTATCAATCAAAAGGGGAAGAAAAGCATATGGCAATTAACCAATCCTCGCAGGAAGCCCTGCACGCAATTGCCGATCTGCTCGGCACAAGACCGAGCGCTGCAATGGTCGTGGCCGCACTCGAGGCGGCATACTCGCTTGGCCGATGCGACCAGGTGCTTGAGGCCACCAAGGTGGTGCAGCATGAACTGGCTTCTTGACATCATCCGCAGGGTGCGGCGCTCACGCCGCGAGGACTGGCGGCACGTACCGCCGCCGAATTGGGCCTGCTCACGAAAACGCGCGGGAGGGCTTTACTGGTGAAGGTAGAAATCTGTCCAGAGAGCGCGGCCGAAATCACTAGGGCCGAGTTGCAGTTAACGCTGCAACTATTCAAGAAGGATTTACGCCAGCGGAAAACGGGCAAGGGATCGGCTGTGTTCACGCATGACAAGGCGGAAGACATCGAGCAGATTAAGCGGCACGTGGAGGCTACGGAAATGCTCTTGCGGTACTACGGAGGTTGATATGCCTGTTGGTGGAATGCCGCCGCCATCTTTGCGGCAATTGCTTTTCGTGTTGTTGTTGCTGGCCGGTGTCGTCTGCATACCGCTGGCGGTGCTTGGCTGGCTGATTGTGACAGTCGTGGAGTTGCTGCGATGAAACTCTATGACGTACCACGAGACTCGCGCATCCAATTGTCTGACGGAACGGAACTGAACTTTAAACGCATCGACGGCATGTACTCGCTGTGCATGACCGATGACAACGAGCCGGTGCATGTGGCCGCGTGGACTGAGGTGGCGGTGATGAAGAAGGAGGCACCGCAATGAGTGACCTAAACTTTGAAGGACTATCAGACAAGCAATTGCGGCTCTTTGCAATCCGTTGTGCAAGGCGTGTGCAGCACCTTATGACTGATCCACGATCTATTGCAGAATTGGATGTTGCAGAGCGTTACGCGAATGGCGAGGCGACGGATGACGAGTTGTCTGCGGCGAGGGATGCAGCGAGTGCTGCAGCGAGGGCTGCGGCGTGGGATGCGAGTGATGCGGCGTGGGATGCTGAACGCGCTGAACAACAAAAGATTTTGGATGAGATTCGACAGGAGCAACCGCGATGAGTGAATTACAGATAGGCGACATTGTGCAGATTGACCCGTCGATGGATGGATTTGGCGGGTGTTTGGCAGTGGTGAATGAAGTCAAGAACAGCGGTCGAGTAATGGCCTATGTTCAAAACGCAGGTCAGCCGGGTCAGGCGTACATCATCTTGAGCAAGGGCAGATACGAACCGACAGGTGGCCGTGCTGTATGGGCGGTGTCATGACCCGCGACGACATCATCCACATGGCGCGAGAGAGCCAACGTGAACGTTTTAGTGATGGTGGCTATTGGTTTAGCATGGAAGTTAGAGACCTTGCAGTCTTCGCCGCCCTCGTTGCCGCAGCAGAGCGCGAGGCGTGTGCGAAGGTGTGTGATGGGTGGATGCATGCCAATGGAAATGATTGTGCCGCCGCGATTCGGGCGAGGGGGGAGGCATGAAAGACGAATGGGATTTGGAAGTCGAGCGTATGCCGTGGCGCTTCAATCCGCCGAAGCCAGACTTACGCGCGGCGCTCTTGCAGTTACGCTCATTAGGATTTAACGCAGAGGCCGACTTGATCGCGGGCGAGGTGCTCGGCGTGCAGAAAGCAAGGGCCAAAGAGGCCGAAGCGTACATTCTGCTCTCGGCTGCGTGGCCTGCGTTGGTGCGTGCTGGCCGCACGGAATTGGCCGATCAGATTTCGCAGTTTCTAGCCGAC